TCTTTGCCTTTTCCTCTTCCGTAGCTTTACGGAATCCCTTCATGCCTCCGATACCAGCTTCGGGTGTGAGTCTTACAAAAACTCTGTCACCTTCATCATTGGAAGGAACATAGGCGACAAGGCCGAAAGGTACTTTAATTGCCGGTAAAAAAGAGAGTGGCCTTTCTTCTCTAATTTCAGAGAGAATCATCATGCTGCCCCCTCCGCGATTCGGATTGATAATTACGTCACCGGGGATGAATGTCTCACCCTCAAATTCAAATTTACCCCCCCCCGTAACTTTTTGAGTAGGTTGCATACTTTCTTCTTTCACGATTTTTACCATGTGTCCTTCGGGCACTTCAACTGTTACTGTTCTCATTTTAATTTGATTTTAAACTGGTTATTGTATTCTATGTATTTTTCCGGGCAGGTTGTTTCTATAATTCCGTTCATTGTAGGAATACGAAACAACTTGCCGGATTTATGAAGCTCTTTTTCAAGCTGTTTTGCTTTATGTAAAGCAGCCAAAGAACGTGTTTCATTTTCGATCAGTTCTTTAGCCGCTGTGATACTGTTACTAATTTTTTCACATGAATCCATTACTTGACTTCTTCTGCGTATGGAGTATCGTCTTCCTCAAAATCGTCCGGTTTCTGACCTTGTGCCTTTTTCCAGTCTTCAAACATTTCATCATCCAACTGGCTCTCTGTTTCAAGAACTTTAATCATGGAATCTGAAATGCCGGTTTTGGGCAGGAATTTGAAAGCCCAGTTCACGATTGTTTTTCGAGCCATTTCTTCAAAGTCTGTGTCCCACGGAGATTGCTTGCCTTTCTTGACAGCCTCACTACGACTTTTTATTTCTTCAATACGTGCTTTGGGCATTGCATCGAATTTTACAACACCGGAAGTCAAGACTGCAAAATAGTAGCCTCCAAGAAGATCACCACGTTCTCCGAATACATTGGGTTTGTGGATGATAGTGCCACCGGTACCTTTTGTCATGCTGAACTCGTCATTAGCATAAACCAAATCAGAATAAATATCTTTTACAACGCCGGTGCGGATCAAAATATCAACTTTCCCCATATATGAAGCTTGGAACTTCACTTTGCCTTTGTATGGTACAAGATACCCCAATCTTAGTTCAGGATTGAGTGTCAGACCGGTAAGAGAAACGTTTTTGATTGCTTCGACAAGATGATCGGGATATTGCCGGGCACAGTCAATCAAATAAGGATTATTCAACATTGCCTGCATAGCGAAATTGACTTCACGGGCAAATTGCTGTTCTGTGCCACCAGCTGCTATAAATGCCTTTTTAGGGGAGATAAAACAACTTTCCAATCCTTTCAGTTGTACTGGAAAGGCTGGTGGGGCAGAAGGAACGGGCGGTTGTGGTGTGGAAGGTGTTGGGGAGACCGGTTCTGTTTTTGTTGGTGAAGGAGCATTGTGTTGTTCCATTCCCAAGTTCCCTTGTTGGGGGGATTGATTCTCTGTTTTACTCATTGCTCTTGATTATTATAAAAGTTAAACATCTTGTTCTTTTCAAATGCAGGTGTGTCAGGCACCATTATTCTTCGCCCTTTGAATCCCGGCTGAATAAATATCTGTGCACCGTCAAAATCATTGTTTTGTGTACAGTAAACATGCTGGTCTAACAATTTCTTGAATGCCAATGCACTTGCACCCATTTTCACAATTCCGTCTTCCAAATGGAAAGCCCAGTTAGCTGCACTGACAAATACTGCGTCATAGGGAGCTATCTTTTGTTGCATAACCCAGTAGAACTCCTTCCATACTCCAGTACGTTCATGTTCAAAAAACTGGTAGAAGGCTGCCGAAATACCGTAATGAAATTTGGCAATAGTCCGGTTAACTGTTTCTTCATGAAGATCATCAACCGCCAATGTTTTCCAGTCGACAATTTTCTTGGCCGTTTCCACATCAGGGCGATATTTGAACTTGCATCCTTCGTATTCAACGAAATGGCTGACTTCGGCTTTTCCCCATTTTAATATCTGCCTGATCTGTTTGGAGGTGTCCCGGCAATTATTAAGAAGCTCATAAACCATTGTTTCAACCAATTGTATATCGGTTGTGCTTGTCAATGTTTTACCGGGATTTGATTCTTTGGACTCTATTAGTGCAATCTGATATTTTTGGGTGTCTCGTCCATACGGACAGCCGGTTTTAGGATTTATAGGCGGCTCAAATACAAGAAGGTTGTTTCGCCACTTGTCAAGTTTTCCAGTATTAACAAGGCTTTCCATTGCATCATGGTACAGTGAACCTTTTTCAGAGGCTTCAATACTTATCTCAAATAATTCTGGGTGCAATGCCTTGTATCGGGCAAACTTTGGGGACACCATATAATCTTTAATCTGCGTACTACTTAGGAAATCTTTGAATCTTTCTCCACGGTGGTATTCTTCATTTGGCAGATCGTAAATTGTATCTTCTATATTACTCATATAATGAATTTGGAGTTTTACAAAAAACTCCCTACTTTCGCAAGCAAGGAGCCAATAACTAACTAAAAAACTTATTCATCACTTGTGGATAGTAATTCTTTGTAATTCTGTAATATGTATTCTTTTTCTTTATCTGTAAAAGAATAGGCTTTAGCCATAAA